GGGGTGGGGGGGGGGGGGACACCCAAAGTTCGCCCGCCCGCCGTACCTTTGCTATTGGGTCGCGGGAAATCTCGCAGATTTAAACGGCCTGGTCTCGGGAAATCTGAGTTGTGCAAATGCGCTCGAAGGGATGTAAGTTGCGTCCCTATGCAAGTCTTGCTCGATCTCCTCTTCCTTGCGCTGTTCTACGTCTGCGCGGCGATCGTGGAGTCGCGGTGGAGGTCGTGGGCGGCTGACCTTCGTGCGTGGTGGGCGCGCGCGAAGAGCTGAAGGTCAACCCACAGCGGGGACCCCATCCCCGCACCCCTGCCGAACTAGAGCCGCCTGAGAGAGCGGCGGCTCGTTCGGGGGTGAGAGGGTCTTAGGAGCAGAGGTCAAGGACCTCGCTCCGCTTCGCTCTCGCTCCGTAGGAGAAGAGCCTATTTCTTGCCCCCCCTACCCCCCCAGAGCGCGCCAGAACTATCCCTTTCGGGGCCGCTGCTCGCCGGTCATGGTCCCCCGAGTGCTCGTTCTCGGCCTGACGCCGAACTAAGGGGTGGCTGTCTCCGGTTGCCCTGCCGTCGTACCTGGGCAGGAAGGGTCTTACTTTCCTTGCTTGGCTTTCCAACGCTCGTAGCTAGCGCCTTTGGGTGTCACCGAGTTTAGCGAGACTCGCTTGTACCCGGCAGGCGGTGAGGCCTGAGCGATGTGGGGCTTCGCGCGGGGCGGAAGGTTGCTCTGCGTGTGAGCGACGGCCCACTTCTCGGGGCCGTCCTGGCGCTCCCGCTTCAGCTTCGCCTTCTCCCAGTCGAATCCCATCGCTCTCAGTCTACCTCGTCTTCGTCCTCTGCGAGCCACGAGTCGTACATATGGTCGACGGCCTCGGCCAGACGCTCCATGAGGAGCCCCATCCTACCCGCTGCCTCCTGCGCCGGAGCGGTGCCGTTCATCATGTCGGTGCGAATATCGACCAGCTCGCAGGCGAGGAACACGACCGCAGACTCGCTATCGGTCATTCCTTCCACCTCTTCTCGATGGACTCCATCGCCTCCAGCCACTTCGGGTAGAGCTGCTTGAAGACCTCCCACGCTTCCTTGTCCATGCCGTCCATGACCGGCAGGTAGGAGATGTCGCCGTCGTCGGCCTGGTAGCAGATCGAAACCTTACCCATCGAGCGAGTCCGCAAGGTGCTCGACCTGCTCTACGAGAAGGTCTAGCCGTAGAAGGACCGCCGCTAGGGCAGACTCGTCACGACTGATCTTTCTCTTGATCCTGCGAATCCTCCAACGTCTAAGCATCAGCATCCTTCTCTCTCTGCTGTGCCGCTTCCCAGCGCCGGTAGCGCATGAGCGCAGCCCACTTGTGTTTGTCGATCGTCTTCCAAGACGGGGACACGATCTCGACCAGCTCATCTACCGTGTAGGCGGGCTGAATCTCGATGGTGCCGTCCGCACGCGTGATCTTAACAGGTCCCGCGCGCGTGAAGCCGTCTTCTGGGTCGGAGAACTCGTCTTTCTTCACTCGCTCTCAGCCGCCCGATCCACCCTGATGAACGCTTCTCTCATGTGAATGAAGGCATCGAACCATTCTTGGGACGGAATGGCGATCCTTTCGCCGTGCTGACCGATCCCGAACGTCACCTTGGACTGGTAAAGAGCGTAAGCGGCTTCTAGCGCCTCAGCGGCGGCTTGAACATCCATTTCTCGACCGTAGCATGTATTCTCTAGGCGGAATGGGAGCCGCTAAAGACGAAATCGCCATCACACGGCTCGAAACTGACTGGCGAGACGTTCTTTGGTCCCCAGCAGCGTTCGCAGAGGCCCTTTCGGGCGGCGAATGGAAGCGATACCGGCACCTCGAAGCCCTCGATTCGGCCGTGATGGGCATGATCGTGGGCGACACCTGCGATGTGCTGCTCGTAGAGATGCCCGTGAGGCACGGAAAGTCCCTCTACTGCTCGCAATGGCTCCCCGCCTGGTACCTGACCCGCTGGCCGAACCAGAAGGTCGGTCTGATGTCCTATGCGGACGATTTCGCCGCCGAATGGGGCCGAAAGACCCGCGGAATCATGCAATGGCACGGCGCGAAGTTCGGTGTTACGATCGACAAATCGTCCTCTGCGGCCGACAGATGGGACATTCAGGGCACCTCGGGCGGAATGTGGACCGAAGGTGTCGGCGGGCAGATCATTGGAAAGGGATACAACCTTGCGATCTTGGATGACCCGCTCAAGAACGACGAAGAGGCGCGTTCTCGCACGATTCGGGACAAGATTTGGAACTGGTGGCAGGGAACCTTCATCAGCCGAGGCGAGCCTGGCCGCAAGATTGTGGTGGTTATGTCTCGTTGGAATGTGGACGATCTTATCGGTCGACTTAAAGTTGAACATGCTGGTCTTCGGATACGGGTTCTTACTCTGCCTGCTCTGGCGGAAGAGGATGATCCACTCGGACGAGAGCCCGGCGAAGCCCTCTGCCCCGAGCGATACACCCGAGAAGACCTCCTAGACTTCCGCGAGGCCACCGGCTCCTACATCTTCTCCGCCCAGTACCAGCAGTCGCCCATCCCTGACGGTGGGGCGATGCTCGACATGGCGAAGGCAGGTCGCTACGACCTCACCGCCAACGGCTACGAGCTGGGGAACCGCAAGCTGGCCTCCTCCGAGGCCCTGATCTTCACCTGCGTCGACCTTGCCGCCACTACGACCACGCGCGCGGACTACACCGTCGCCGCCACGTTCGGCGTGACCCGTGAGAGTGACTTGATGGTCCTCGACGTGCATCGTGTGAAGGCTGAAGCCGCCGATCATCTCTCGGTCATAGATCAGGTATACCGGAAGCACAAACCGACGTGGATTGGCATTGAGAAGGCGACGTTCGGCATCTCATTGATCCAGGCTGGTATGCGTGCAGGCCTCCCAATCCGGCCTTTGGAGCATGGCGGAAGAGACAAGATCACGCGCGCGGAGTCGGCTAGAGTGATGCTCGACGGAGGGCACGTTTGGCTTCCCAGAACGGCCTCTTGGCTGCATGAACTAGAGAAAGAGCTGGCCGAGTTCCCGAACGGTCGCCATGACGATCAGGTCGATGTTGTAGCATATGCTTGTGGAGAGGTTCTTCGTGGTCTGCGAGGGCGTAAACTGAAGGCTGTGCTACCTTCGGACAGGGCAGACGAACATCTGCGTGATTTCGGGCGCAAGAAGCGCCACAATCGACACCCGATTCTAGGGAGATTCTAAGTGGCGAACAACCCACAGGTGCAATGCGCCCATCCGCTCTATCCGCAGGCGTCTGCCACCCCGTTCTCAGTGGGTAACACCGCTGGCGCTGCCGCGATCAACACGATCACCCTCGCTGCGGTCGCCGGTAGGCGCTACTTCATCACCCGCGTCGTCTGCACTTCGGCTCAGGTCGCAGTCGTGAACGGCGACCTCACGATCACGAACATCCTGAACAACGCTGGTGCGGCCGGGACTCTCACCTATAAGTTCGTGGAAGGCACGACCACGGGTGGTCAGCTCATCCTCGACTTCTCGTCTTTCCCGCTCGTCGGCGTGGACCTGAACACCGCCGTCGTGGTCTCGCTCGCCGCGATCGGTTCCGGTGCCGCCACCGCCCTCGAAGTCTCCGGTTTCCTCATCTGATGACCATGATCCAGGTCTTGCCTGAGTACCCGTTCACCGCCGAGAAGCAATGTCTCACCCCTGCGAACGGAGAACGGCTTGGACACTCACAGTTTGGTTGCTGCGCGGCAACTGGAGCATCACGACGAGAGAATGAGCGCGTTGTCGACACCGGCATGTCAGTGTTCGATGACACCCCCAACGGAGACATCTTCCTCTCAGAGACCTACGTGCGGGAGCTGGGCCACGCGATCGGCATGGTGCTCCCCGAGAAGATCGCGGAAGTCCAGAATGAGAACGCAGCGTTGGAGCGGCGTGTCGCTAAGGCGGAGGAGCGTTGGGTTCAGTCGGCTGACGCGTTCCGGTCGCTCGTCACGATGATCGCCAATGATCCTGCGCAGGCGACCCTTCTCGCCAAGCAGATGCTTCCCAAGCTCGAAGGCGACGGTATGCTGCACGAGGCGGTCACCGCTGACACGTTCGCCACCGGGCCTGCCTACGAGAAGCCGAAGGCCGCGCGACCGGCGAAGAAGTGATCGAAGTCGTGGCGCCCTTTCTGGGCGCCTTCCTAGGCGTGTTCGCTGCGATGATGGTGGCCGGTACTCTCGGCCTGCTCTTTCAGCGCGACAAAGGTCTTCCCTCGGGGGAGCTTGGTCCCTCCTCTCCCGACTCCCCCGAGGGGCAACTCTCTCCTGAGCAGGTGGCAGCCAAGGTCAACAAAGGCCGTCACCCTGAGGACAACATCAGGGCTTACGGGCTGTGAGCGATACCTCCCTCACCCCGCAGGCGATGACCGCCGCCGAGCCCGGTCCCAACACCCCTCCCGGTGTCGACCAGGCTGGCGCCATCAGCGCGACCGAGGTCAAGAAGCGGTGGGAACAGGGCCAGCAGTCCGTCCGCCGACTCGTGCAGAACTACAAGTTGAACGCCGCGTTCGTGGCCGGAGACCAGTGGCTCTACATCGAGCGCGGAGGCCAGCAGGCCCTCAAAGAACTTCCCCGCGACGACGATCGGGTGCGCGCGACTCTCAACCGAGTGCTCGCCGCCACCCGCACCATCATGGCGAAGCTCCATCGCCGCCCGCTCATCTTCACCGTCATCCCCACGTCTGCCGATGATGCCGCTGTGCAGGCTGCGCACCTGGCCGAATCGGTGCTCGATGACACCGCGCGGGAGCACGAGTGGGAGGACTTGCGCGCGGAGGCCGACTTTCTGGCCTGGCTGGGCGGCACCGCCGTCATCTCGACCGACTGGGACCCGATGGCGGGCACGCCGCTCGATGAGGGTGTCAGCGACGGCGATACGTGCGAGAAGGTGTCCTCGATCGCACAGGTCGCGTTCCCCTCGGGCACGCTGAACGCCGAGAAGGCCCCGTGGTGGATTCGCACCGTCGTCATGCCGGTGAAGGAAGCCCGCGACCTCTACAACCTGTCCGCCGACCCGCAGGCCGACGCGACGGTGATGATCACCAACGTCGATCCCAACCGGCGCTCGGTCGCCGGTGGCTCCCCCAACCCCGGCGACCGATGCGTCGTCTACACATACTACGAGCGCCCCGGCCCTCGCACACCCGGCCAGGTCGCCATCGTCATCGGGATGCAGGTCGTGCAGGCCCGCCCGTGGCCGTTCCCCTTCTCCGACCATCTGAACTGTGCTGTCATCCGAGAGTCCCCGATCCCCGAGCACTGGGCTGGGGATACCGTGATGACCGCGGCAATCCCGATCCAGGTCGCTTTCAATGCCGCCTGGTCGAATCTGATCGAGCACCTGAAGCTCTGCGCCAACGCCCGTCTCCTCGTGCCCGAGCGTTCGCTCGACATCATGGAGCAGTTGACCGATACGGCAGGCGAAGTCGTCCCCTGGGATGACACCACGAAGCCGCCCGAATACCTCGCTCCTCCCGTGCTGCCTCAGTGGGTTGTCGAGTTGCCGACCATGCTGCGGAAAGAGCTTGATGACATCCTCGGTCACCAGGAGATCAGCCGTGGCGCATCCCCCTCGAACATTCAGTCCGGTCTGGGCCTGTCAATCCTGTCAGAGCAGGCCGACACGCCCCTTGCTGCTATGGCTGTCGCAGCAGGAAGGGCTTGGGGTCGTATTGGTTCGATGGGACTGCAACTGTACGAGGCCAATGTCCAAGGGCAACGTCAAGCGCGTGTTGATGTGCCTGGAATGCGGTCACATTCAATGCCCTGGCGAGGAGACGACCTGCTCGGCCAGACAACTGCCCTCGTCCCTAACGACTCCGTAGTCCCCCGCTCGCGCGCTGCCCAGCAGGCCTTTGCCGTTCGCCTGTGGGAGCTGAAGCTGACGATGGACCCGAAGGTGGTCGCCAAGTTGGGCGACTTCCCCGACCAGTCCGATCTCCTCCAGGCTCTCGATCCTGACACCGCGAAGGCGGAGCGGGAGAATCACGACCTGACGCTCGGCCTCGTGTGCATCCCGGCTCCGTTCGATGATGATGCGAAGCACATCAAGGCTCACGACGATTTCCGCAAGTCGCAACGCTACGAGGATATGCCGCCCGACCAGCAGAAGGTCGTGGACGATCATGTGATGGCCCACGAGCAGCAGGCGGCGGAGAAAGCGCAGAGGAATGCTTCGGTCGCTGCTACTGGTAACGCTCAACTCATGGCACAGCCCATGTCTGGGCATCCTCCGATCGCCCCGCCCGGCCCTCCAGGCGCGCCTCCGCCGCTCGACACTGGCAACCCTGCTCCTTCTCCGCTTGACGTGCAGGGCACTCCCCCTTCGGAGCCCCTGTCCGCTCCCGGTCAGCAGATGATCGACCCTTCACAACCCGCACCCACCCCCGCACCCCAAGGAATGATGCAATGAGCGATAGTGGTCCCACGACTCTCTCTGACGCGTCTGCCGGTTTCGCAGATTCGTTCGATGACACCCCTGAGGCGGCGCCGGTAGAGTCGACCGTTCCCGACCCGGCAGTTGCCGGTGCCACTCAGGCGATCGAGCAGGCCGCAGCCCCGCAGGGTCTCACCCCTGGCGAGTTGAAGGCTCTCCGTGCCGAGGCGGCGAACTACCGGACGCAGCTCCGTGAGGAGCAGAACGTCTGGTCGGGTCTGCACCCCGATGATGCGAAGTTCATCCGTGAGACGATCGCGATGGCTGGCACCGATCCGCAGGGTGCGGCAGCTCGCTGGGCTCAGATCACGGCAGCGTTCGCCGCTCCCCAGCAGGCCCCTGAGGCTCCGCCTCCCCTGTCACGCTCCGACCTGGAGCAGTTCTTCGCCGAGCGCGAGCAGGCCGCAGCGGAGAAGCAAGCGGTCTCGGAAGTCGTCGCGGAGGCCCAGGCGCTCGGCTACCAGCCCCAGACCGCTGCCTACAACCAGTTCCTCAACTACGCGCTGAACGAGCATGACGGCGATCTCCAGGCCGCTCATCAGGCGATCCAAGGTGCTGCGGCTGCGCTGAAGCAACAGGCTGTGGACGAGTACCTGGCTGGGAAGAAGACCTCGGCCGGGAGGACCCCGACCACGACCGCTCAGGGTGGAGGCGCACCTTCGGGAGCACCGCCCGCACCGCAAACGCTCGCTGAAGCTTCAGAACTGCTGAGGAACCTGTGATGCTCGCTGACTTCATCACTGGCGCACCGACCGGCGTTTGGGGCTTCCTCCTCATCGTTCTGGTCATCGTCGCCATCATCTACTTCGTCAAGAGAATCTGAGCCTGCTCTATAATCTCGTCACGTCGTCTGCGGCCCCTGGTGGGCGGGAAGACATGATCTGAAGACACCCGTACTGACCGTGCGGCCCCAGGTGGGCGGCGGAAGCGTTGGGTTCCATTTCCATCGTCTCCGAAAGGCCCACAAATGGCTCTTACCCTGACGACTGCGGATTCCGCTCTGAAGGAGTGGTACCTCCCCGCAGTCCGCTACCAGCTCAACAATGACACCCCGATGCTCAACATCGTCGGCAAGAAGCCGGTTGACATCGAGGGTCGCCGTGCCGTTCTCTCGCTGCAAGTCAGCCGGTCGTCTTCGATCGCTGCACGCGCCGAGGGTGGCACCCTTCCCACCGCAGGCAACCAGGCATACGCCGAAGAGCGTGTCTCGCTGAAGAACCTGTACGCGACCATTCAGGTCAGCGGCCAGACCATCAAGCAGATGGCTTCGGACAAGGGCGCTTTCGTTCGTGCAGTCGAGTCAGAAATGACCGGCGCGATGAACGACCTGAAGCGTGACACGAACCGTCAGCTCTGGGGCACCTCGGACGGCATTCTCGCCACCTGTGCGGTGAACGGTCCCTCGACCACGATCCAGCTCAACACGAGCACCCCCGACTCCACGATGCGTCAGTTCTTCGTGGGTATGGTCATCGACGTTGCGACGGTCGCCCAGGCGGTCGCCGGTTCAGGCGGCAAGGTCCACGGCGCCACCATCACTGCCGTCGACACCACGCTGAAGACCCTCACCACGGCTTCCTCGATCACGACTGCGGTCACCGACTTCGTCTTCATCGCTGGCAACGGCGGTAACGCGACCTCGACCCCGCAGAAGGAACTCACCGGACTCCAGACCATCGTCGGCAACGGCAACCTCTACAACATCACCGTCGCCACGAACCCGGTTTGGGCTTCGGTGCTGGACTCGAACTCGGGCACGCAGCGTTCGGTCTCTGAGAACCTGTTTGCCAAGAACGTCCAAGAGGTCCAGGTGCAGTCGGGCGAGTGGCCCACGCACATCATCACGAGCCTCGGTGTCCACCGTGCGTTCGCTGCGCTCCTCCAGAGCCAGAAGCGGTTTCCGAACACCATGCAACTTCCGGGTGGCTACTCGGGCCTGGAGTTCGCTTCGGCTGGCAAGACCATCCCCGTCATCTACGACCGTGACTGCCCCTCGGGCACGGCCAAGACGGGTGCTGCGGGCGGGTCTGCCTTCATCATCAACTCCAACCACGTCTTCTTCGGCGCAGCCGATGACTGGGACTGGATGGACAAGGACGGTGCGGTGCTGAGCCGTATCGCCAACCAGGATGCCTACGGTGCCGTGCTGTTCCGCTACTGCGAGCAGTTCGTGGACCAGCGCAACTGCCACGCAAAGATCACCGATCTGATCGAGGCCTAACCCATGGCAATCACCGTTGCAGACACTTCCCCGGTTTCGGAGAACGTGGCTGGGCGGCTCCACTTCAAGACCGTGCAGATCACGGGCGATACGTCATACCCGACAAACGGGTATGCGTTCGCTCCGTCTGCCGTGGGGCTCACCCAGTTCGTCTTCGTCGGCTTCTCGGACTCCTCGGCGCTCGGGATGCAAGCCACCTACGACTACGCTAACCAGAAGATCAAGCTGTTCTGGTGTGCAGGCGCGGGTGCTTCGATGACCGAAGTCACAAACGGCACGACTACGGCAACACTGGTGCTGCGGATGCTCCTCGTCGGAGCCTGACATGGCAGCCTCAGTCGCCTTCATCACAGCAGTAGCAACCTCCGATCGCACTCCCAAACAGAGGACCGTGACGATCACGGGTGACACCTCATATCCGGGCGGCGGGTACGCACTCGTCGCTGCGGATGTGGGACTCACCACGCTCCACAACGTGCTCGTCTCGAACACCTCGACCGGGCTCGTGGCTGTCTACAACTTCTCCACCGGCAAACTACAACTGTTCAGGACCGGAACTTCGGCTGACACCGCGCTCAATGAGGTGACCGCCGCTGTGAACGTCTCAACAGCAGTTGTTCGAGCCACGTTCATAGGTGACTGATGCCGCAGACAAATCTGATCCCCAGGGAGGTCGCTATTGGGCACATCGCCCATCCCGACCCCCTGCGGGGAGAAGACGGAGTTCTTCTCGAACTCATCGATGACCCCCTGGTCCGTCCCCTAGCCGCAGGTGATCTCATCTTCGGCTGGGAGGGCGATCCCAGACTCGCGCTGTACCTCAATCGTGTTTGTTTGCTGTGGGAGCTGTGGCGCTACGAGAACGATGGTGTGTACCGCAGGACAGCGGCATGGTCGATGTCACAGGTGCGGGGCGCGGACATCGTTCCCACGATCATCCGGTTCCTCGTCTCCCATGACGGTCGCCGGGGTTTCAACGCCCATGACGACGTGATCGCGACTTACAACGAGTATCGGAAAGGCGCTGAGCGGATCAAGCGCGAGCAGATTCGCGAGGCCGCAGAGCGGGTGGCACATGGATTGCGTAAGGACCTGAAGTGAACGTCGCCGCCATGCGGGAGCAGATTCGGCTCCGGCTTGGTGTTTCCTCCACGGATGCGACGGTCAACAACTCGGTCCTGAACGCCTGGATCGACCAGGCCAACGCCTTCATCGCCTCGGAGACCGACTGGCCGTGGCGGGAAACGTCGACCACGTTCGTCACCGTCGCCGGGACCGGTACGTACACCGTACCCACAGACTGGCTGCGGACCAAGATGCTGAAGGTCTCGACCGAGCCGCCCATGAAGCTCGTGTCGATCATCGACCTGGAGCAACGCTGGTACGACGGCACGGTCAGGGGCACGCCCCGTGAATACACGATCGAGGGCGATGCGATCCTGATTCGCCCGCTGCCCGATCAGGTTTACACCGTCACGCACCGCTACATCAAGGTCGAGCCCGTGTTGGACACGGACGGCGACCTGCCGCTCATGCCCGCACAGTTCCACACCGCAATCGTGGAGATGGCGACCTACTACGGGCACCGCCGCCTCGGGAACGACTCTTCCGCTGCTGAGGCCATGAAGGCCTACGGCGAGTGGCGCAACCGGATGGTCATGGAGCATCGCCGCACGATGGCCCCGATGTCAGTGAGGGTGCGGCCAGGGTCGATGCTATGAGGACTCCTCAGGGATTCGGGCAACCGCAGCCTAAGCCCTTGCAAGATGAGGAAGTGGCACGTCTCATCGGCAAGAACAAGGTCGCCCGTCAAGCGGTTGGTAGTGCTAGCACGGATGATGGCCGTGAAGACCAGGCTAACGCCCGTAAGCGGATCATTAACGATCAGATTCGCAGGTTTGACCAGAATCGTGGAGCAGTCGACCCGGAAACGGGAGAGTTTCTAGGGGTAAACCCTCCCCCCCGGCGTGGGTCGGCGGGATCGATCGGAAAGTCGCTGAAACGATGGGCAGACATTCCTACCAGTCCTGACTACAACCCCGACAATGATCCTCAATGGCAACCTGCGTTTCCCCCCGAGAGTCCGATGTCAATAGAGCAGCAGATCGCCAATCGTCGTGGTCTCGATACCGCTAATCCTCTCGTCCAGGGGACGATGTACCCGCGAGGAAACCCCATTCATCTAAGTCCCGTTGCGATGAGGAGCGCCCTACTTGCTGCCGCTGCCGTCGCTGCCGCTGGAGGAAGGGCAGTCACCGGAAACCTGGGCGCATGACCGGCATCGCGGTCGACATCTTCGAGCGTTGGGACGGCGGCAACTACGGAGTGCTCCAAGGCTTCCGCGCGCCCAAAGCCACGTTCTCCGGCGATGACGTACAGGCCTACCTTGACGGCTCGGTCGGTCCCCGCTGCGGAGTCACCCCGATCGTCTCCACGGGGATGCCGGTGGGACGGGTGGCCGGGATGGGCTACTTCGGACGGGACGCCTCCTCGGCCACCTGGTATGTGATCGGCACCGCCGTCTTCTCCAACCTCACCACGCCCGGAGCTGGACTGACGGGTGGCCTCGCTGTCACCCCGACTCGGGCTGTCCAGGGCGCAGCGGTGGGCTCGCTGGTCTACATCGCCAACTATGGGGACAAGATTTACTCCCTGTCCACAACTGCGATCACGGCCGTTGCGGGCACTCCAGGGGCCGGGACGATCATCAACTACGGCGACCGTCTCCTCGCTGCCAACAGCCCCGGCCTGGGGAACCGTGTCCGGTTCAGCGACGGCAACCTCTTCAACTCGTGGCCTGCGGGCAACTTCTTCGATGTCGGCCAGGGTGGAGAGATTACGGGTATGTGGACCGTTCGGGAGAGCGTCTACATCGCCAAGAACGATGGAACCTGGTGGCTCTACTCGGGCGTCCCCGGCTCAGGGAACGACGTGCTGCGCCTCGCCTACACCGGCTTCTCCTACCCAGCCGACTTCCTCTCGGGAGCCGTGATCGGCGGCAACAACGTCTGGTATGTCGCGAATGGCGAGAACTTCCCGTCGTGGTTCAATGGCTCGAACGTGAACACGGTGGCAGAGCAGGACACCTTGCTGCGCACCTTCTCCACGGTCGCAACCGACGTGCAATCGAAGGTGAACCTCGTCCCCATGTCCCGCCGAGGCGACATGATAATCCTCGCCGGGGATGGGCTGACCGACCCGAAAGACCTGCTCTACCGTGACGGCAAATGGTCCCGCCACACCGTCCCCTACTCACTCGGAGCGACCGTCCCCGGAGCTACGGGACGGGTGCTGCTCTGTGATGGCGGAGACACCGGCACCCCGGCGACGTTCGCCTACTGGCAGGCCGCAGGGTTCGAGCGCCCCGGTCTGGGCGGAACCTATGACGCCGTGACCGATGCGAACCTCATGGCGACGGTCGTGCTCCCCGAAGGGGTCGATGACAAGGGCCGCAGCCAGCAGGTCGTACAGGTCCGGGTCGACTTCCGGCGCTTCAACCCGTCGACTACGGCCGTGAATAGGCTCGACTGCCAGGTGACCGCTACCCGCCGTGAGGACGATGCGGACGATGCGGACATGCCGATCCAGACGTGGACTCAGCCTCCCTCCCACGGGTCTGCTGCCGGTGAACCGCTCCGCCACACGTTCCAGTTCGGCGCTCAGGCGGACGGTGTCGGCTATCTGGTCCAGTTCCCGACTGTGCGCGGCGTGGTCATTGACCGGGTGACGGTGTTCAAATACATGAAGGAAGCCCGGCTATGACAGAGGCCTACTCTGTCCCGAACTCTCCTGCTGCGGTGGTGGAGCAGTTGGGTCTAAATCTGACAAAGGAACAAGAGCGTAAACTAGAGGATGCGATCGCTCTAGTCCAGCAGAACAACAACTCGCTGGAGGACTTTCTCGGCAATACCACCCAAAGAATCCAACTTCTCACCGCTGAACCGGCCCAGCCGCTCGACGGTGAGACTTGGGTGAACACAACCCTGAACGAGTTTCATATCCGTATGGCTGGCGTTACCCGCGTCGTCCAAGTCGTCTAAGGACCTCAATGGCAATCTTGAACGAAGCAAAGAACCCTCAGCCTCGCGATGCGGCCCCGAAGCCCATTGCCCCGTTCGCCACGGGTGCTGCGATCGGCGTGGGCGCTGGTACTGCGCAGCCCGCAGGTGTCGCCCCTCGCGCGGGTGCGGCGATGGGTGTGGGTGGTGGGGTTGCCCAGGCCGCTCCGGCTGCTCCCTCTGGGGGTGGCGGAGGTGGTGCGGCTTCCGCCTCCCCCGATTACTCGGCTCTCTCCCAGCTCGCAGGTGCAGGGCTCACTTCGGCGGACATCGTGGCCCTCGCCAACCGTGGCAGTGCTCCCAGCGTCAGCTCGCCCGTAGCGGCGCCCGCAGGAGTGGACGACTCCAATCCGTTCCCTGGAATGGTGGTCTCCCCCGCCGCTCAGTTCGGCGCTGCACCTGCCGTTGGCAGCCAGGACGCCGGGATCATGGACCCCGCTCTCCTGGCCCAGCTCGCCCTCTACGACCAGCAGCTCAATGACCAAATCTCCGGCTATCGCCGCCAGCAGGATGATGCTCAGACGAGCCTTGCCGATGCGATCCCCGAACTGGGTCGCCAGTTTGACATCAACCGCGAGGGCGTGAAGGACTCATTCGAGGGTCGTGGGCTCCTCAAGTCCGGTGAAACCGAGCAGGCGGTTGGCCGCACTTATGAGGATCAGGGTCGCCGTGAGTCGCAGCTCCAGAAGCAAACGGCCGACTCGATTGCCAACTTGGAGCAGCAGATCGCTCAGGCTCGGATCGCAAATGCGATCGCTCGGAACAGTGCCCAGAATGCCGGAGCCGGTCAGCAGGTCGGCGGAATCGTCGGGAGTGTCGCATGAGCAAATCTGAAGAGTCCAATGAGAGCGGCCCGGATGCGGACGATTCGCTCGAAGCGAAGGTCGCCAAGAAGCGCAATCTGAAGGAGGACTCGGGCGATGGTATGCCCACTCCTACGAAGCCCCGCATCACGGTGAACGTCTCCTAAATGGCAGCGCCCGTCCCTCCGGCAATGATCGCAGCAATGGGTACCGGCCGTCTCACGATGGCTCCTGCGCCCGCGCCCACGGAGGAGGCGGACGCCCCAATCACCCCGAATCCCGCAGCAAGGGCGAAAGCCATTCGTGGGGCGATGACCTCGCCCGGAGGGTTTGAGTAATGGCCGACCCGGTCGATCCCACAGCGCCATACACCCAGTTCCAGCAGGACCAGCAGGCGAACAAGCGTGCCGCCCTGTCTGCGATGGCGACGGGTGGAACCGCTGCGCGCCAGGACGTGGAGAACGCCCAGCAGCAGATTCAGGCCAACAAGGCCTCGGCTGTCCAGAGGGCTGCGCTGGAGTCACAGCAGTTCAATGCTCCCGTAGAGGCGCAACAGGTTGTCGGCTCTCAGATCGCCGCCCCTTACGACCAGGCGAACCAGTCACTTCTGTCCGGTCAGGCTGCACGAGCGCAGGACATGGGTACTCGCTCGCAGGGGAACGACGAGTATTTCGGCAAGCTCGACGCTCTGATCCCCGCCTATCAGGCGAAGGCGAAGACCGCCTACGACCAGCAGCGAGCCAAGATCGACGCAGCGAACGCCCTCCAGGCCCAGCAGCTTCAGGAGCAGGCGAATGAGGCGCAGCAGCGGTTGGAGTTCGAGAAGCAATCGCTGGCCTCACAGGCTGACGACCGGGCGTTCCAGCAGGCCCAGTCCGAGCGTGAGTTCCAATACAAGATGGCTTTCGACAAGCAGCAGTTCGATGAGGACGTGCGCCGGTTCGGCATTCAGGAGGCCGACAAGCTCGCCGCTCAGCGGGCCTCGGCATCGCGCGGGGGTGGGGGTGGCGGTGGCGGGTCCTCAGGCTATGGCGGTACTGGCATCTCCAAGACCGATCTGAAGTCGCAGTTCGGGCCGCTCATCAATCAGTTGCGGACATCTCTCCCTGGCGGAACGAACAAGGTCTTGGGCTCGACAGTAGCCAAGGTCGTTGGAATCGACAAGTTGACGAACAACGTGATGGGGAACACGATCGGAAACCAACTCGGGCTCTCGTCGGCCCAGACTACTCCGCTCATGCCGAAGTATTCGTCAGGCCTGCACATCGGGACGCCTACGAATCAGTCGCCTGAGCATCTGCGCCAGACCGACATCTACACGACGTACAAGGACTTGGCAGCCCGTGCCCTGAACCGTGATCCCCAGGCGATCTCTGCGCTCGGCATTGATATCAAGCACAATCCCTATCCTTCGGGGCAAGATGTGAAGGCGGCGATCGTCAATGATGCGATGTATGACACAGATCCGGCGATCCTTCAACTTGTCTTGAAGGACGTGGGTCTTGGCTAACAACCCGCCCAAGCCGAAGAACAACGCGTTCAAGAACGCTCAGTCGCAGCAGCCGAAGGTCAAGAACGACGCTGCACAGACGAGCGTTCCGAAGAACAACGCTATGGCGAACGCTCAGAACGCCGCCGTAGTCGAGCCGCCCAAACACAAGGCTCCGTCGCTGCTCGGCCAGCTCTCGAATGCTGTCACGGCGCTCCCCTCGGCCACAGTCCACCTCGCTGCTGAGACCGTGAAGTCGGTGCCTGGTGCGCTCAAGCAAACCGTGATGGCTCCAGTGAACGCCGTAACTGCCGGTCCTGAGGCGGCACAGCGCCGGTTCTTCAAGGACGTGCCAATCGCAGAGCAGTTCCGGGCCTCGGGCTCCCGCACGGGTGGACGGCTCACGGACCTTGCCTCGGTGCCGTTCGGGCAGCAGTCGATCGGGCGCTCGAAGTACGGGCAGGCTGTGAAGCAAGGCACGATTCTCCCGACTGTGCTGGAGGATGTCGGTAACGTCGGACTCGCTTCTGCCGGTGCCTCCAAGATCGCCGGTCTGGCTGGAGCTGCTGGTATCCCTGGCGCAGAGGCTCTGTCCTCGGGGCTTGGCAAGGTGTCCACTCTTGGCGCCGACGTGGCTGGTGGCCCGGCGAAGGTCTACACCGCCATCCCGAATGCCATCCGCTCTGCCGCTCGCCTTGGCGGAGTCGAGATTCCCACGGTAAGTGAGGGCATCAGCGCGGCTGCGGAAGCCTTCGCCAGACGTAATCCCGGCGTGCTCGAAAGGTTCCCGACCATCACTCCTCTCGGCCGTGAGGGCAGAGCAAGTCTCCAGAAGAACAGCTCTGAGGCTGGGTTCCTGAAGATGCAGCACGAGCGGGCCATGAAGCTCTCCGATCAGGTAGGAGCCGACGCTGACACGACCGCCGCATCTCTCCTCGTCCACTCAGGTCAGGGCGCTCGGCTTGCGAACGCTGAAGCCGCCTCGATCGGTGGGTTCACAGACGAGCAACTGGCTCATCAGGCAACGGGCGGCTACCAGGGCGACTTGGCTGCGTCTCCGGCAGCAGCCCGCATGGCAGCCGACTACGCATCAGGCCGTCTGGCACCGGAGAAGGTCGCGCAGATCGACCAGCTCAATGCTCTGAGAGACCCCCTTGCTGCACAGCGAGAAGCGGGTGTGGCCTCGCGCGGGAACCTGAAGGACGAGCAACTGGGCTACAAGCCCATGAGCGACCAGAACGCACTCCCGCACGAAGTCCCAGTGAGTGACCTTCCTGCTCGTCTGCGCATCGGTGAGACAACCGGACGGCGGGCTACGGCTGACCTGCGGGCACAGGCCGATGAGTTCGCCGGGTCGTTGCCGTTCGTGCGTGACGCTCTCCACGACGCCGCTGACGACGCCGAGACGTTCATCGCTCAGATGGAGGCCTCAGGCCAGGACGTGACCCACGTCATCTCCGGTGATCCTCTGGCCCGCAAGTCTGCCGCACAGGTCCAGACTCGCAAGTTCTCCCGTATGCCTGCACGGCTCTCCGAAACGATGCGCAAGGAGACGATGGGGCATCCCCTCACGAACGAGGGGTTCTATCAGAACGAGTGGAACCGGACGTTCGAGAACGTCAGGAACAAGGCTGCGCTCGACCTGGAGACCTCAGTCGGCTCGCTCCCCGCTGACCTGGGGGTCGACGCTACGAACCTGAGCGGTGCTGCTCTGGATCGCACGATGGCCGCTGAGGGCTACACACGGGTCAGGCCCGACAAGTTCGGTCCCTCCACGGCCGATTCCCGCTACGTCCCCGACTACCTGAAGAACGCCTACGACCACGAGTTCATGGGTGCAGGTCACAGGATGCCGATTCTGCCCGCCGTGAACCGGGCCTGGAAGACGGCCGTGCTGCCCCTGTCGCCCAAATGGCACATCGGCAACGTCGTCGGCAACCTCTTCATGGCGACCGTCTTCGGCGGCACGACCCCGCTCCAGCTCATCGCTCAACTTGGCGATGCCCGCCAGATGGTGAAAGAGGGCATCCTGAACGACTCCTCTCAGGCCCGCCTCTACACCTCCAACATGACCCGAGGCGAGTTGGGACGAGGGCTGGTCGGCCAGCACGGCGAGATCATCGGGCCGCACACGAACCCCTCGATGCTCACGCCCAAGGGCTTCATTCAGGCCTCCTACCGTGCCAACTCATTCATTGACGACGTGACCCGCACCGCCGTCTACCTGTCGAAGATCGACAAGGGCCTCAGCCCCGAGATCGCCGTCCGTGAGTCGCTGAACGCTATGGGCGACTTCACCCGTATGACTCCGTTCGAGCGGAACACGATCCGAGAGATCATCCCCTTCTACGCCTGGATGCGCCATGTGACCCAGGCTGCGATCCGCCTGCCGATCGAGCACCCGATGAGGGCGGCATGGATGATCGCCCTGGCAAACGAGTACGGCGACCCGCAGGGCGATCTCCCGGCTTACTTCAGGTCCGGGCTCCATGTCGGCAACGTCAACATCCCGCTCGGCAACATGAGTCCACTGAACGACGTGGTCTCCAGGTCTCCGTTCAGCCTGCCAGGCCTCGCAGCCGCCGTGTCTCCGGCCATCAAGGTGCCTGCCGAGGTCGGCCTGGGCCTCGATATGTCGCACCTGGGGACGAAGCCGATCGCTACACGCCCGCCTGAGGCTGGTGGCCGGGATGCCAAGGGTCAGCTCCAGTTCGGGAAGCCGATCCTGAACCCGGCCTCGATCGGCAACATCCTCGTTAATCAGGTCCCGCTCGCCCGTGGACTCCGAGACTTCATTCAGGGACCCGCAGGTCGGTATGGCGGCACAGGCCAGATCATCCGTGATGACAAGGGCAACCCTGTCTACCCCGATAATAGTGGACGGGTGAACGCCCTCCTGAGAACTCTCGTCCCGTTCCCTCGCAAATACACCGAGGACACTGGTTCGATTACTCCACCGCCAGGAAAGAAGAACAACGCGATGGCGAACGTGCAGAATGGCTAACTTCTCTCCCACTCAAAGAGCCGCACTCGCTAAGACCGGAGCGGCTATGCCTGGCGGTAGATACCCGATCCGCAATGCCTCTGACCTGGCAAATGCCGTGAAGGATTACAATAGAACAGGCCAGGACCCGTCTGTTCGGGCTCACATCCTCTCCCGCTCCAAAGCTCTCCATCTTCCGCCTCCCGGCATCTAAAGGAACCCATGAACCGTCGTACTGTCGCCGTAATCGCCGCCGTAGGCCTCCTCGGAGTGGGTGCAGGCCTCACCGCCAACGCCCTTGACTCGAAGGCAGACCCACTGCCTGCGTTCAGTGCGAACTTCGAGCAGCCCGGCGACTTCGCCGCTCAGTTCGACTTCGGCTATTCCGGTATCGGCCCGTTCAGCTCACAGGGCGGCATCACCTCGTTCCACGGCGACCATGCGGCGACGCCTGACGGCACGACGTGCGGCGGGCCGACCACCGACCGGACCGTCGCCTTCGGCGGCACACAGGACGCAGTCGACTTCTCGCAACTGTTCTGGCAGTGCGCGCCTGGTGGTACGGGCACCGGCCATCTGATGACAGGGCTGACGACGCTCGGCTACAACCATCTTTGGTTCTCACCGAAGCCCGAGTTCACCGCCATCACAAAGGTCTGCTGGGACATCAATGAGACGACCGAGGGCGGCAAGTGGACCGAGGTGCAGTTCGTCGGTCACGCCGACGCTGTCCGCTATCCGACGGGTACGGTCACGATGGACGGCAACGCTCGTGCTCGTGGCACTGGCGGTTTCGACCTCGGCTACACCGACCCTGAGTTTCAGGAGAACGGGCCGAACAACGGACTGTTCTCCGGTACGGGTGACATCGCCGGGTTGAAGATCGGGTTCGGTTCCATCTTCGACTGGTGGCAGACCCCGCACGATTTCCTCGCTACGGGTGTGGGCTGGCCTGGTCTGCTGCCGGGCGCGTCGACTCCGCCGAACCCGGTCATCACCGACAAGGCGACCCGCTACCAGTCTTGTGTGGAGAACACGGGTACGTCTCAGCTGACGATCACGAACGCTCAGCCGAACGGTGTTCACGTGTATACCATCGACGGGCACATCCCGCAGGACGCCCGGCGAGTCGTGTTCCATGATGCGGAATACGACGGCCCGAAGCGTGACCTGTACGACCCGAACGCGCTCACCTGGCATTGGGACAATATCCAAGTGTTCACGGCTGCTGGTGGGCCACCGCCCACGACAACCACGACGGTCGCGCCTACAACCACAACTACGGCACCTACGACCACTGTGCCGCCAACCACGACCACGACGGCGCCTACGACTACGGTTCCTCCTACTACCACCACGGTCGCGCCTACCACCACTGTCCCGCCCACAACCACGACTGTCCCGCCGACCACGACGACTGTGCCGCCGACCACGACGACGACCATCGCCCCGGTCCCGGCGTGCCCGGCAGGGTTCACGACAGCGCAGCGAAACTGGTGTCTCGCCGTTAATGCGCACATCGCCGCGCTCGAAGCGAAGAACCCGCATTGACGATTACGAACACGGTACTGACCGGCGCCGAATCTGCCGGGACGACCACGACCCCGGACTTCACATCCACTTCGGGTTCGCTGATCGTCGTCGTAGGCTCGTGGTTCGGGTCATCGACTGACCCGGTCGCCGGTACGGGTAGCAGTGGCAGCATCACCGACAACAAGACCAACCCATACACGCTGGCGGGATTCATCAGGAACGGATCAAACGAAGGCGTCGCGGTTTGGTACAACCTCGCGGGGACGCGGGGAGCGTCCCATCACGTGATCATGCTAGTCGGGTCCGCAGGCTCGAACAACCTCGGCGTTGCCGAGTTCACGACGAACAACACATGGAACAGTCCCCCATTCGATTCGGGGACGTTCGCTACGGGGACAGATTCGACCGACCCCATCGGCATCACCGCCGCAGGGGCGATAAGTGGCACGGCTGTCGCTTTCTTCGGGTCGTGTATCGACAACGGCGCGAACGGTACATGGACCCCGTCGACCGGCTACTCAAACATCTTCAACTTCGGCAACGGCTCTATCGGCCTTACGTCCGATTCCTCGTACAAGATCGGCGAGACGGGCACCCCAACTCTCAGCGTTGGCTACTCCGCAGCGATCAGTTCGGCCCGCAACCTGTTCGCGACGTTCTCTGAGGCTGGCGGCGGTGGTGCTTTCGATCCCCCCGACCTCCAAATGCCGATCCGCCAGCTCAACGTCTACCGGATGTAATAAGGCCCGTAGCCGTTCCACTCTATAATCTGTGCAGCCCTGCCGCAAGACCCAAATCCACCCAAGGAGATACACCTAATGGCCGCAGTTTCCGGCGTCTACAACCTGGTCCGGTCGTCGGTTACGACTTCCACGGCCATCACAATCCAGCAAGTCACCCAGGTTGCCGGTGCGGCTTCCGAGTTCACTCGTGCCTGGACGAACCAGTCGACCATCACGGCGACTTCACAGACCCGTATCCAGCTCCTCCGCAAGTCGACCCCTGCGACGGTCACGTCACAGACCCCGGCTCTGCTCGGTGTCGGTATGCAGGCCTCGAAGGCTGTCGGCGGTACCGGCGCAACCGGCATCACCGCTTCGGCTGAAGGCTCTGACGGTGCGGTCTACATCGAAGAGGGCTTCAACATCGTGAACGGCTGGCTGTACCTCCCCGTTCCCGAGGAGCGCGTCTACATCATCAACACGACTGTCGGCCTGAAGTTCCCGACCACTCCCACCTCGGCGGGCTGGGTCTCGGGGCAGGAGTGGTTGGAATACGCGAGCTGACGTGGCTGTCCTTCTTGGGGAGGCGGGCATCGGTTCAGGTCTGGCGGGTACTTCCGCTACGACTGCCGGTGCTCGCCAGACCACGAAACTGATCCGTCAGGGTTTCAAGCTCGCCGTGCTCGGCTGCGAGGAACCGTCACCAGAACGGCCGAACACGCTGCGCTGGTGGCACATCGTCCGCCCCGGCTCGTACAACGTTCCTGCGCTCGGTGAGAGGCTGACCTACGGCCGGTCATTGTGCCGCAAGACAGTAGTTTCTAACGGCTATGCCGCCGACTGGAGACCACCTGAGGGACAACTGTGCCCAGCGTGTAACGAACAGCTCTAGGGAGTAACTGAATGGCTGGCAACGCTGGCACCTTTCGAGTTGTCAGGCCATATCAGCCCCCTGTTCGCATCGACCAGTCCGATGCCTCGCAAGACTCCACGCTCAAATACCCGCTCGGGCTTGTGCCGTGGCAGCGCACACCGTCCTCCAACTTCTGGGCTGGGCAACGCCGCCCGGTTATCGACCAGTCGACTCAGACTGTCCCCGATCTTGAACTAGAGCTGACTCACGCCGTTCTCGGGAACCGGCCCTGGCGGCGGGACACGGTCGAGACGTACTGGGAGCAACGCCGGTACACGATCGACGAGTCGTCTCCCGACCTCGAAGCGGAGCTGACTCACCGTCAACTGGTCCAGCCCCTCCCCGCACGGCTGTATGCCACCGAATACTGGGCGCAGCGCCGCGCCATCATCGACCAGTCTGCGCAGTTCCCGCCAGACCTGGAGACAGAGCTAACCCACCCGCCGCTTGGCCTGAAGCCGTGGCAGCGTCCGTTCCTGTCTGGCTACATCACTCCTCAGCGTCGCTACACGATTGACGAGAGTTCGCCCGATCTCGAAGCCGAGCTGACCCACCCGAACCTCGCCAAGCCGTTCTCCCCACGGGCACGAGACCTCCAGTATTGGCTCCAGAGGCCCATCAAGGCCGACCAGTCGGTTCCCCCCGACCTGGAACTGGAACTGACCCATGCGGTCCTCGGGCTGCGCCAGTGGCTCCGGGCGACATCGACTGCCGTCTGGAATCAGCGCAGGCCGGTCATCGACCAGTCGGATCAGAACCCGCCTGATCTGGAACTGGAACTGACGCACCAGCCGCTCGGGCAGCGCCAGTGGCAGCGAAAGCCGTCCTCGAACACCTGGTATCAGCTCCACCCCCGCGCTGACCAGTCTGTCGCTGACCTCGAACTGGAGCTGACGCATTCGCCGCTCGGGCAGCGAATGCACTGGCAGCAGCGCAAGTCGTTCGCCTATTGGCTCCAGCGTATTGCGAAGGCTGACCAGTCCACTCCCCCCGCATTTGTCGCCCAAGGCTCGGAAATCTATGCCTGGGGCCAGTTCATGTGGGGTGGGGCTATCCCCGCCGCAGCCTTTGTGCTCGTTCTGGTGCCTCCGGTGGGCATCTTGCTGGATAATGATGGTAAGAGCACGGTCACTCTCGACAATGAGGGTGGCACGAGCATCAATCTCGATCACGACGGTATTGCCGGTCTTTGGAAGGGTGGCGTAAGGGTGACAGATTTCTGGATCAAGAGGAATGACACCCTCTCTCCCATCTCGGGCCAACTCACGGACGCGCTCGGGAATCACCCCAGTCTGGCCGGGGCAACTGTGCTCATCAAAGCAAAGGACATGGCTGGAAACATCCTGTTCTCGTCCACGGCTACGGTCACTGACGCCACGAACTCCCTCATCTCTTACACCTTCACCGCGCCTCAAACCGCTGTGGCGGTCGAAGGCCTGCTGGAGTTCCAGGTGACGTTCGCTGGAGGCGCCATTCAGACGTTCCCGAATGACGGGTTCATCGCTCTCCACATCTTGGAGGACGTGAGTTGACCCGCCTGAGGACCGATGTCAAGTTCGGTCTCATCACCGACAATCCGCTGAATGCGGGTGCGACGACCGTCAACTCGGCCGGGTTCGCCAACCTGCCCGCTGTCACCGGCACCGACGACCTGCTGTTCACGCTCGACCCTGCTGCGGTCTACGGCGACCCCGAGATCGTCAGGGTCACCGCCCACACGGCCTCGGCCACGGTGGTCACGGTGGTCCGTGGACAGCTCAGCACCACCCAACGCTCCCATCAGCAAGGGGTGGCCTGGGTTCACGCCCCGTACACCGTCGATGTCATCATGCAATGCACGTCCACGACCCGGCCGTCAGTAGGCCTGTATGACGGGTTGGACATCTACGAGACCGACACGAAACGTCTTGCCCGCTGGAATGGGTCGGCGTGGACGACGGTCGCTCCACCTTCCCTGCCCGTCGTTACCTGGCGCAACTTCTCCTAAAGGACCCTGATGGCTACAGAAGCACAGTTCGCTGCAACTCCCAATCTCGGCACCGGCTCGATCACAGCCGCCAACACGGCCAGAGACGGCACCGGCTCGAACCTGGTGACCGCGTGGACTGCCGGAGCTTCAGGCGGGAAGGTGAACGAGATCAGGGTGAAGGCCACCGGCCAGTCGGCTGCGGGTCTCATCACGATCTTCTACCATGACGGCACGAACTTCCGCCTCCTCACCGAGATCGCCACGACGGCCATCACGCCTTCTACGACGGTGGCAGCATTCGAGTCGACCCCAATCCGGTTCGCTGACCTCGACATGCCCGTAGGGTCGACGATCCGTACGGGCTCTACCGTTGCCCCGGTGTCCGGTGCGTACAGCGTCTTCGTGGAGGGCGGGAACTTCTAATGGCGAATCGTGGGACGTTCACGTTCCCTGGTAAGAGCCGGTCTCAGCCGTTCGACTCCCCGGTCGTGACTTCAGCGTTGTTCTCGCAACGTCCGCCCGCAGGGTTCCCAGGGCGCCAGTTCTACGCGACCGATAACGCCATCATGTACCTGGACGATGGGCTCTCCTGGCAGGCCCTGAACCCCCGCATGGTCGCTCACTCCGAAGCGCAGACCACCGCCGTCAACACGGCGGCAGAGACGGCCCTGTTCATCGCCACGATCCCCGCTGGCACGCTCGCCGTGGGCGACGCCCTCAGGATCACCTCCTACGGTGACATGCTCAACAACTCGGGTGGAACGAAGTCCGTCACTTTCCGTCTCTACCAGAATGCCAGCCTCCCACTCGACACAGGTTCATTTGGATCGATCGCTGGGTCAGCGAACCGTGGGTCGTGGCGGCTTGACTTCCTACTCTCTGCCACCTCGCTCACCACGCAACGCGGGAATGCCATGATCGAAGTATTCTCAGGAAACGCGAACACATGGAAGAGTTCCATTACGTCAACAGCTAATGCGATCAGCCGGGCGAACGGCACCTACACGGGTGGTGCCGAGAATCTGGCGAACTCGATGACCGTACAGTTGAACGTTGTCATGTCCGCCGCTGACCCCAACTACGACTTCCGCTGCCAGGGATACAACATCGAGAAGCTGACCGCGTGACCGGCACGCTGAACGGTATCGACACGAGCCACTTCCAAGACGGCGACGGGCCTCGGCATCCGCTGGTCGACTGGGATGAGGTGCTGTCCGATCAGCGCATCCGAGTCATCATGGTGAAGGCGACCCAAACGGCCGCTGACCCCGAGTTCGCCTACAACTGGGCGACTCTCCGCCACCTCGTGCCTGCACCCACGGGCCGTCCTGGCGCTCCGCTGCTCATGGCCTACCACTTCCACACCATGCAGGACCCGCAGGTGCAGGCCAACACGTTCAAGAAGGTCGTGGGCGAGCTGCGCCCCGGCGAAGGGGTGATGATCGACTTCGAGGTGGTGAAGGACAAGAACGGGAATGTCATCATCACAGCCGGTACCCCCGCGCAACAGGCAGCGTTGCTCGCTGAGGTGGAGAAGGCGTTTGGTAGGTTTCCGTTGCGTTACAGCGGCGACACTTCGCCCGATCCACTGACCGAGAGATGGCCTCGGCACATCGCTCGCTACCGACCTGAGCCTCCTGACCACGAGTGTTGCGTCTGGCAATGGGGTGGCTCGATCGTGCCAGGGATCGCAGGCCCAGTAGACTCGAATCAAGTGAACGATTGGCCTACACTGTTCAGATGCTGTGGATTGGCCCCGGAGGAAGACATGACCGCTGAAGAGAGCAAGATGCTGAAGGAAGTGTGGACCCTGATGACTCAGGGCTACCCCGCTTACGGCACGAAGCCAGTGGGAACCGAGGTGTCACGCATTGGCCGGATGGTCGACAAGATCGACCTTCAGACGAAGCCGAAGCCGTGAGCCGCAAGAAGACGATGAGGCGCTGCCGGTGGTGTACCGGACAGATGCTCAACCTGGGCGAAGTGATGACTTGCCCGTCCTGTGACATGACACCCTCCCATCCTTCGATTGCAGCACCGAAGGAGGAAGGCGATGCTGAGACTGTGGGCTGACGCTACAGAAGTGATTGTCGGCCATACCTGGCAGGACGTTGTGTTTGGACTCATCATCACGATCCCCCCGACGCTAGCGGGCCTGGTGGCGTGGAAGAACTCGTCCAAGGCGAAGAAGAACACCCAGCCGAACGGGGGGTCATCCGCCTACGACCTCCAGAACGCTGCACTCATAGGGAGGCTCGACGGGTGGGGTGGGGTGCTGGAGCGCCAGATCAAGGCTGCCGATGACAACGCCCGTGAAGCGGCAAGGGCGGCAGCTCTGGCAGCGGTGGAGGCGAAGAAGGCAGCGATCAAGCTGGACGAGCATCTGGTGGACTCCAAGAGCCGGGCTACCATCTACGAGACAGAGGCTCTGAAGGGCCTCGCACGCTTGACTGCATTGGAGAACGGTAAGGATGCCCAAGGGAATACCGTCAGCCCGGACTGAGACCGCCCTGCTCATCGCTCAGGAGCGTGGGCTGAACGAGGCCAGCCGGGCCACGGGCATCTCTGTGAGCACGCTGGAGCGGGTGATAAGCGAGCGGGGCCTCTCCGAGCCCTTGAACCCCGAAGTCCTCCCTGTGCCCTTCACGGGGTCCACCGTTGTCGAGCTGGACCCGAACGAGGTCATCGACGGGCTCCCCGAGCGGGGCACTCGGGCCTACATCGACCAGCACACCATCGCGCGCCGAGCCGCAGGTCAGGCAGCCTACGTTGCCGCGCGACGTGGGGAACTCCGGGTCAAGATGGTCGATACGGCCCATACCCTGATTGACAAGCTGAACGGCGCGGAGACCGGGAACGATGCGAAGTCGTGGGCGATCGCTGTCGGGATCGTCTTTGACAAGGTCAGATTGGACTCTGGGCAGGTCACAGACCTGAGGGGGGTCGCTATCATCCGGGGCGATTTGGATGAGGAGCAACGCAAGGAGTACGGTAACGTCACCGACTTGTCGAAGCCGGTCGGGGTGCTTGACGTGGCTAGCACAGAAATCTCAGAGGAATCGCTTGACGCCGAGGCAGCCGACGAGTAGGTTGACTGATAGACCAATCGACTCCAGAGGAGGAGCCATGACTGATACCCACGACGAGTCTCTTGCCGAGACTCTTGCGATCCTGGCCGACGACGAGGCGATGGAATCCATCGCCAACGGTCTTGCTGACATCGCCAACGGCGACGTGGAAGAGGTGAAGGCATGAGCATCGCTCTGACCGTCAATGACATCCCCATCGGCATCGAAGTTCCCGAGGTCAAGCGCCAGGTGAACGTCGGCCCGCTCGCTGCCGCTCTCATCCGTGAGAAGGGCTGGTGGAACGGACAGTCCGACCCCAACGGCGACACGTACTGCGTGTGGCTCGCTGTGGACAAGGTGTGCATGGACATGACCGGCCACTCGGCCGTCATCATGCAGGTCGCTCAGGACCTCATCACGGCCCTCGGCGTCACCGACCCCACGTTCCCTACCTCGATCACGCCGATCTTCGACTGGAACGACCATCAGACCGCCCAGACGGTCATCGACTTCCTCGACAACGCCGTCCTCATGGTGGACCTGGATGCCTAACACGGCCAAGTTCAATGCTCGCCCCGTGTGGAAGATGGCCGACAAGATGTGCGGCGGACAGCTCGCTGACATCATCCGCTTCGAGCGGGCACGAGGCCAGTCCTACGATTCCATCACCCGGTTCCTGGCGGCGAACTACGGGGTGGAGATCGTCAGACAGACGACGATGAAGTGGTGCCACGAGATTGCGAAGGCCGACAAAGAGGGGAGAAAGTTGTGATCCCGCAGGCTCGCAAGCTCACCCTCATCACCTCTGATGGCCCTCTGCCGATCCTGAGATGCCTCTTGTGCGACAAAGCGTTCCGTGATACAACAGAGTTCCTTAGCCACAGTTGCGCTAAGCCTGAGAGGAGAGCAGGATGAACGACCAGGAACACTGGGACGAAGTCCACCGAGACATGAAGGACGAGGACTGGGAGCCTCCCTGGGAGCCCGATCCGATAGGTCAGCTTCAGAATGACACGATGGAAGAGTCGAGAGGAGAACGATGAGTGCCACCGAGACCGACAGAGACCAATGGCTGGAGCGCCGACGTTTGGGGATCGGCGGCAGTGACATCGCCGTCCTCATGGGCATCTCCACCTATGACACCCCCTACGGCCTGTGGCTCGACAAGACGGGCCGCAAGACGACCCAGAAGATCGACTACTCGGGGCGCATGGCGATGGGTCTCCGCATGGAGCCCACCATCGGCCGGTTCTTCATGGAGGACACCGGCTTCCTGATCCGCGACGAGCAGGCCGAGGTAGTCCACATCACAAAGGACTTCATGCGGGCCACGCTCGATGGCTACGTCCACGACGCTGACGGCTACCGCATCGGGATCATCGAGAAGAAATGCACCACGCAGGACCTTGTGAAGGTCATGCCGATGTATACCTGCCAGGTCCAGTGGCAGCTCGCCGTGACCGGCCATGACAAGGGCTGGCTGGCGATCCTGCGCAACGGCAACGACTTCTCCATCACCGTGATCGACGCTGACCCGTTGTTTCAGGGCGAGATGATGCGTGTGGCGGAGGACTTCTGGGTCAACAACGTGCTCGCTGACGTGCCTCCCGACGTGGACGGCGCTGAGCGCACCCGTGAGGCCCTGAACGCTACCCGGCCTACCCACGGTGTCTCCAAGGAGATTCCGAAGGCCCTGGTGGACGCTCTGAAGGAAGCGAAGGCGAAGAAGAAGGCGTGGGAGGAGAATCTGGCCTACGCAGAGAATGCGGTGAAGGCCTTGCTTCTGGACGCTGAGTACGGTACGGTCAGCAATAAGACGGTTGTCTCCTGGGTGCCGAGGGTCACGCATACGCTCGACTCGAAGGCCCTGAAGGCTGAGATGCCCGAGATCGCCGCCAAGTACGGGAAGACCACGGAGACCCGTGTGTTCTCTATCAAAGAGGAGAAGTCATGACCGAGTACGATGACATCATCGCTGAGGACGCGAAGGCGCTCACGGCCCTGTACGAGAACTGGAATCAGCCGCCCGCCGAACTCGTCGGCAAGCTCCCGAAGGCCGGGATGCAACTCGACTACCTCGGGCACGCCGAAGTCACTCGTGCGCTGCTGGAGTCGGACCCGTTCTGGTTCTGGGAGCCGATGGGCGTGAACGAGGACGGTCTGCCCGCGCTCGATCCGATCTCCGGTGGCCTCTGGATCAAACTGACGGTCCACGGTGTCACTCGTCCCGGCTACGGCGACTCCAATGCCGACCCGAAGCAAATGATCTCCGATGCGATCCGTAACGCTGCGATGCGCTTCGGTGTCGCCCTGTCGCTCTGGTCCAAGCAAGAGTGGACCGATGTCGGTGCCCACTCCTCGCAGCCTGGCATCGTGCGGACGCCTAAGGCGAACGACCCTGCGCCCCGCACGACCCATCCTGGCGGCTCCTCGACACCTCGGCAGACTGCGAAGCCGACCGTGGAAGTGCTGCTCGACGCATTCGAGGGCTCGACCATCGAGAACTTCGACGATCAATCGCCATTCGAGGACTCGGCCTCGACGGCGTCAAGCCCTACCGGGGGGACTGAACCTCCTCCTCAGCCCGCCCCGGTAGGCACCATCACTGAGCCACAGGTCAAGCTGGTCAGCACCATGCTGACGAATCTCGGCATCACAAACGCCGATGATCGCCATGTGCTGCTCGGCAACCTGCTCGGGCTGGACGAGCCGACCCACCTGAAGTCCCTGGAGAAGAAGCAAGCCTCCACGGTGATCGACTCCCTGAAGACCCTGACGGCCAACGACTTCGTTGAGGTCGGCGGCAGCATCAGGCTCGCATGAAGGAGCCGCAGCAGTATCAGCTCATCGAGAACCCCGAGGTCGTCTACTCGGCCATGCAATACACCGGGGACAACCTGGTGCCCTTGAACAACTGGTGCCGTGGGATCATGGTGGACGACGGCGGAAGCATCTCGCTCGGGCGCACCATCCCTCTCAGTGAGGGCGACTGGATTCTGCTCGATGAGAGCAAGGGCTACTACTGGGTGTACGGCAAGGGCGCTGGCGGCGCCGGGTTCTTCAACGACTACGAGCCGTATGCGGACCCTGAGGCGGTGGTCGTGAAGGCTGCCGAGCAGGCCGACCTTCAGGAACAGGCTGCCACGTTCACACGGACTGAGGCGCTGCGGGTTGACCTGTGACCCCGGACCCGTACAACATGAGCATGGACGATGATGGCATCTGTTCCCGATGCGGGAACCTGGTCACTTACAAGGGAGACTGGTTCTCGGTGAAGGGCGGGTGGAACCGCTACGGTCGGTGCAGTTGTGAGGGAACGTTCTGGGTTGAGGGGAAGTTCACAACCACTCAGCCTGGGCCGAAACCTACAACGGGAGCCCGCAAGCCTGGCTCGATAAGGGCGTGATCCGCCCCGGAACGGTTGAGACTGCCCGGTTCCCTGAGCACGCCCCTACTGGCACCTGGGATGTCCTGGCTGCCTGCCGGGGCATGGACCCTGCCATCTTCTTCCCCGACGACCGGGACGGCGAGAAGCGAGCCATCGCTATCTGTATGAGCTGTCCTGTGCAGGATGAGTGCATGGAGCACGCCATCACTGCGAACGAGGATGACGGCGTGTGGGGCGGCACGACTCCGAAGCATCGTGATGAGATCGTGTGGGAGCGCGGGGAAGATGAACGCCGGAAGGCTCGGAAGCGCAAGAGTCGAGAGAGGAAGCCGCTGTGAAACAGGCAACCTACAGTTGCTACACGTTCTGTGAGAACTGCGGACACCGCGACCGGCAGAATCTTCCATACGGTATTCCGATTACCTGGATCAACTGCGACAACTGCGGATGCGGGACGCTCCGCTCCGATCCTGAGAAGGACCCAGAATGAAGCCTGGCACAGCGAAGGCAAAGGGCAGGGACACCGAGAACGACTGTGTCAACTTCCTGCTCCAGTGGTGGCCCGACGCTGAACGGAAGCGTCTGAAGGGTGAGAAGGATGAGGGCGATGTCACCGGCATCGGCTACCGGGTGATCGAAGTCAAGTCTGGTGGGGTGCTCGCTGTCCCCCAGTGGTTCCGTGAGCTGAAAGCGGAACGTGAGAACCTGAGGGAACGTGTGGCGCTGGTACCCGAACTGGTGCCGTTGCCTCCCGGCATGATCGCTGTGCGTCCGTCTGGGAAGCCGAACCCGGAGGACTGGTGGGCGATGCTGCCGTTGCGTGACCTGTGCGAACTGTGGGCAACCGATCTCTAGGAGGGGACATGACCGAGGAGTTCCTGGCGTGGTACGCGCTGTACCCGCGAAAGGAATCGAAGCCTGACGCGTGGAAGGCCTGGGGACAGATGCGCTGCGACCTTCCCACTGTGCGAGAGATGTGCATGACGAACACCGCCGCTCATGCGGCAGCCTGGAAGGCCGAAGGGCGCAAGGTACAATACATGCCCTACCCGGCTACCTTCCTTCGCTCCGGCGCTTGGACTGATGCTCCCGAAACGGAAGCTGAGACCGGGTACGTGGAGAACGGAATCAGGCTTGAGGTGTCGGAATGACGAAGAAGTATCACATCCCTCGACCCCGAGACGCGAAGACCATAGAGGCTCCCGGGGACTGCACTTGCTTCTACGGCGAGGTACGCATCGGCAAGGACACCGGCAAGGGGAGGCTCGTCAAGTCACACGATGACTGGTGCCCTGCCTACAAGCGCCTCCTGACGATCAAGAGCATTGAGGCTGAGCGGGTAGCCGTGGAGTGCGAGCTGCAACTGCCTCTCCCTGACCCCGTGACCGAGCAGTACGCCGATGAGACACGGTCCAAGGCCCGCAAGAAGGCCGACCGCTATGCCAAGCGGCTTGCGAAGCTCGGGTGAAGGCGGAGACTGCCGACCCTGCCGCCGAAGCCGAGATCATAGGGTTCATCTTCACCTGGCCGAACCAGGCGAGCGTGGCCCGTGACCATCTGGTCGCCGCAGACTTCACCGATCCGCGCTGGTCCGCTTGCTGGAGCGCGTGGAGACCGGGGGTCCACTACCGGGACGTGGCCGATCTGGCAGGCCTGGAGCCCGGCGCCATCGAACATGCCATCTCAGGGTCCCCCAGCCCTGGGATGGCAGCAGGACTCGTCAGGAGGCTCCTAAGCCTCTCAACCCGTAGACACGCCCGGACTTACGCAGCGGAGCTACACGCCGCCACAGACGATCCTGGGCTTGCTCCTGAGGCTCTGGTGGACATGGCCCGCAAGGGAGCCGCTGACCTGTCGACACCCCTGGTGGTCGCTGACCCCGATCAGAACGTGGACGAATACCTGGCCGGGTTCAATGACTCCTACGACTGGCTGGTCCCTGACCTGCTGGAGCGCAAGGACCGTATGCTCATCACGGGCGGAGAGGGCCAGGGGAAGTCCATGCTGCTCGCCCAGTTCGCTACCTGTGTCTCCGCTGGGGTACACCCGTGGACGTTCCAGCGAATCCAGCCCGCCTCGGTCCTCTACGTGGACCTGGAGAACGGCGAACGACTCATCAAGCGCAGACTTACCCAGCTCAGAGAGAAGGTGCCGGATGGATACAACCCCGCCAACCTCAGAGTCGTCTCCAGAACCGGAGGCATCGACATCACGAAACGTGGAGATGCCACATGGCTCGCTGAGCGCGTGGCTACTGACCAGCCCGATCTCCTCGTCATCGGACCTGCCTACCGGCTCTATTCTGGTAGTGGAGAGAAGGGGGACATCGGAGGAGAGGACAAGGCCCGACAGGTCACAAGTAGTCTTGACTCGATACGAGAGCGATCCGGCTGTGCCCTACTCATGGAGACTCACGCTCCCCATGGTGTGTCGGGTGCCACTCGTGATCTGCGACCATTCGGTTCGAGCGTTTGGCTGAGATGGCCTGAGTTCGGCATCGGCATCCGCCGCAAGGATGAGGGGAAGTACGAGGTGATCCACTGGAGAGGCCCGCGCGACAAGCGGATATGGCCCCAGTTCCTCGACCACGGGAAACGGTGGCCCTGGGAAGGTCGCTACGCTACCGGGACTTTCTGATAGCCTATAGCTGGGTGACAACCCGCACCGACCCCTTGAAAGGAAACCCATGAAGCTCGCAAAGATTGCCCTCGCCGCAGGCCTCGGCCTCGGCACCATCGCCGGTACTGCTGGCATCGCTGGAGCGACGGAGCCAGGGCAACTTCCCTGCACGCTCGGCCTCGAATCGGACGGCTCATCGCTCGTCACCTCCCCTGGTGCGAACGACTGCATCGTGCGCTACTCGACAGAAGACGCGGCCCTGACTGCCATCTATGACGCCCGCGCCCGCGGCCTCTACATCTGGCACCTGGAAGGCTTCATCGTGCCTGACAGTGGCGGGTTCGTTGTCCGCGCCTCGGTTGCCACCCCGGACTTCGAGAAGCCGCTCGAAGCCATCATGTCCCCGGCGTGATCGTCAGACTCCCAGCGTTGCCGAAGTTCTACCGTGACCTAGGCGAGCGTGTCTTCTGGACCGCCGCCCAGGCCGGGCTCGCCGTAGTGAGCGTCCAGGCCCTCGGCATCCCGGTCGCCTACGTGCCCCTCGTCGCTCTCGTCCTGTCAGCGGCGAAGGGGTATGTAGCGCGCAAGGTCGGCAACCCAGATTCGGCCTCTACCGCCAAAGGCGTGTAATGCCTGTGTCCTTCCACGAGGAGGAGCACCTGGAGGTCCTAGGGCCTCTGAAGCCTCCCCGCTACGTCATGCCCACAGACGAGCCGTACAGGCTCTTCCCGGTCGACGTGGCCCGCATCTCAGGCTTGACTATCCCCACGATCCGCAAGTGGTCTGACGCCGGGCTCATCCCGCATATCCGCCTTCCGAACGGCTGGCGGAAGTATCGTATGTCGGACGCCTACAAGCTCGGAGGTCACAAGTTGCCGCCTGCGTACCCCTACCAGGAGGACAAACCCTGAAGTCGACGGGGTTGCCGGTCCATGTAGTCATCCCTGACTCACAAGTGAAGCCCGGTGTCCCGATCGACAACCTACGATGGATCGGCCAGTACGTGGTCGATCACTTCTCAGGCGTTCCGAACGTCAAGCTCATTCACTTGGGCGACTTCGCTGACATGCCCAGCCTCTCCTCCTACGACCGGGGCAAGAAGTCGATGGAAGGACGCCGCTATCGCTTCGATGTCGAAGCCGCCAACACGGGCTTTGCTCTCCTCAACGAGCCGTTCAAGCGCCGGAAGTGGCAGCCAGTACGACGAGTCATGCTCCTCGGCAATCACGAAGACAGGATCACCCGCGCGACTGAAGATGATGCCCAGATGGACGGGGTGATCGGGCTCAGTGATCTGACGTATGAACGGCATGGCTGGGAAGTGTACCCGTTCCTTCAGCCCGTCACCATCGACGGGGTCGTGTACGCCCACTACTTCGTCGCACCCATGACAGGCAGGCCCTACTCGGGCGCTGCGCTCAACCGACTGAAGACGCTCGGCCACTCCTTCACGATGGGCCACCAGCAGACACTCGACGTGGCAGTCCGCTTCGTGAACGGCAAGCAACAGCGCGCGCTTATCTGCGGTGCCTCCTACCTACACGATGAGGACTACATGGGGCCCCAGGGCAACGCTGCCCACTGGAGAGGCATCCTCGTCTGCCATCACGTCCGCGACGGTGCATACGATCTGATGGAAGTCTCGCTCGACTACTTGTGCCGCCGCTATGAGGGAGTAGGCTTGGCGGAGTTCATGCGGAAACGAAAGTTCACACTTGCCTGAGGAGACAGATGCTAGAGGAGAAGAAGTGGCACCGTTGTCAGAAGTGCGACGTGGAGGGTTGGGAGACGAGCTGCTGGAACTGCGGCGCTCGACTACCCTCGGCATGGACTCCGCTGTATCGGAAGTCACAATCACCGGAGCGGACGATCGAGAGCTTGACCTGGGCGGATCACGTGGAGGAATCCCGCCTCTACTTCCGACATCACTGGGATACAGCGAAGAAGGCCCTGACTTACAAGCCCAGCGCGGCCGTGTTCTCCGTATGGCAAAGATCGTGGAAGATCGTCTGGACCTTGGCTGGCTCGATGTCAGACACTTCTTCTCGGAAGCCGAGCCGAAGGACGCAATGGCTGAGACAGCTTCTCAGTGGAAGTACCGATACGCAGAGGTGACGTGGTATCTCTACGCGGTGCTCCGAGCCTCTGATCGCTCCCTCTTCGCTACGGTCGTTCATGAGTACGTACACGTTCTCATCGCTCCGATCGAGCACTTTCTCCCTCCAAAGGCTAGCGACCTCGATGAGTTCGCAGTAGAGTCGGTAACGCGGGCGCTCATGTCCGCTATGGGTTTCTGAGGAGGAGCTATGACCGACCCGGTGTACGTGCGGCCACGACGCCCGATGGAGGCGACACTCGACCCGAAGAAGGGCCGTATCCCCGCACGGTGGGAAGTGTGCGTGATCGACCCGGAATGGGACGAGGCGGTCGGAGTGATGGTGCTGACGCCGGACCAGTTCGCCGAGCATTTCGAGGTGGTCGATGAGTGACCCGGTGTATGTGCGACCACGGAAAGCGATGACGGCGGAACGGATCAGGGACAACAACAACCTGTGGCGGTACTACGTCGAATGGGAGGCACCGCAGGGCGCCATGTGGACCCTATGCACCGACGCCGAGTTCGCCGCCCATTTCGTGGCTGACGACGTGTGGCAGCGACTCATAGACGCCTGCGAAGTGTTCGAGTTCTCGTTCTGCGGTGACGGCAATGTGCCGGTGCCCGATGCCGCTCAGAACTTGTGCGCGGCGTTTCGTGACTTCCAACAGCAGAACGAGACGACGCCATGACCCCCGCCGAGCAGATCGCCTACCTGCGCGGGTGTCGACCGCAAACCGGCGACAGAACAGACCAGGCCATCACGGTCGTCTGCGACCTGGCCGAGCGTGCGCAACGTCTGGAATCTCTCTACGAGGCAGCATTAGTGGAGTTGGCCGAGCACGTCCGGCAGTTAGAGCGGTTCACGCTCCCCGACGTGCCCGTACCGAAACAGGAACACCGGCTGACAAGCGTGCCCTGGGAATGCGGCGAGCGCATGGCGCAATGCTTGTGCAACGCGACGTTCCTGGGCGACTCGCTCGATGCTGCTGTCCGCGCGTGGGTTGCTCATGCTCAAGAGAACGGCGCGCTGTGAGGCTCGCCGTAGACCTCGATGGGGTCGTGCTCGACTTCACCGGAGCTATGAACCGCTGGGCGTTGGAGCATTACCAGCAGAAGCTCGTAGAGCCGACCCACTGGGACTGGTTCAAGTCGTGGCGGGAGCCCTATGACTTCACGAGGACGATGGACGATCGGGAGTTCTGGGCGACCATCGAGCCCTACCCTGACGCTATCGACGGGCTCCTGCGGCTTCACAAGGCGGGCCATGACATCACGTTCATCACTCACCGCCCGATGGTGGCCGACGCTGCTACAGAGATGGCCCTCTCCTACTGGGAGCTGTGGCACCCCCTCGTGATGACCAGTGGCAACAAGTCGAAGGAAGCCCTGGAGCACGGCATCAACTGGGCGATAGACGATCTGCCCTCTACGGTGCGGCTGTACCGGGGAGCAGGGATCACCGCCTACCTGATGGATCGCCCGTGGAATCAGGAGGCTACCGACCTGCCCCGGCTGTACGGCTGGGATGACATCATCCGACAAGTAGAGGAGGACTCCAAATGCTCCGCTGCTACCTCCCTGAAGACGGGAAGTTAATGGACTACGTGACGAAAGATTCGGGTGTAAGGCAGGAGTACGACTCGGGAATGAGGAGAGATACGCAGGACGGGAAACCGGACTTTAGTCTCTGTCTTGCCGATGACGTTCCGTTTGAGGACCAAATGCTGACCCGATGGGCCGCTCTAATGACTCGTGGTGCCGCCAAGTACGGACGCCGCAATCACGAGCTGGCCTCCTCTGACGAAGAGATGGAGCGGTTCAGAGCCTCAGCATTGCGTCACATGATTCAATGGCTCACGGGTGACACTCCTGAGGAGGACCATGCGGCTGCCGTTTACTTCAACATCTTTACGTGTGAAGGCTTGAAGAGCCGAAGGAAGAACGTTGGTCGTGAGTGGGGATGGGCACCGGACATAGACGATACTGGCGCATGACCCCTACCGCTACCGTGACGGGGCTCTCGGCGGAAAGTCTGAGGTTGCTCCGCTCCGGGCTCGACCTTCTCGTGCCAGTCGATGAGGAAGAGTCGTTCCGCATCGCCTTCCTAGCCGACAAGCTCGCTAACGTCCGTCCGCGCAACAGCACCGGACACTCCGGGTGAAGTGGGCCGGTGCTGCTGTCTGTCTGGTCGTGGCACCCGTGGTCTGGTGGGTGCGGATGGCTCAGATGGGTAAGCGGATGGCGGGTGAGTGGCCTGACGTGGAGGCTGCCCTGTTCGGGCTACCGATGGAAGTCGACAGCGGTGATGAGAGCGTTGCGGTCCACACCGTGGAGATGCTGTAGCCACGAGCACCGCCAGGCCTCCAGGTCAGCCTGGTACCTGTCACCATCGAAGTCGCTGGTCTCGTAGTTGTAGTAGTTCTCCTGGTGCCAGCCGATCCACTCGCCATCGATGAGGAGAGCGAAGGGTGCCCAGGGCAGAGAGTCGTTCTGCTTCTCAGGCGTCCATGGTGACGGGGGTGCAGTGGCCTGGCGGTAGGTCAGTCGCTCCAGGTCGATGAACGACCTCGGGCACGCTGACACCTCCTCACCTTCGGTAGTGAGGAGAGCTGCCACCTCCTGCCAGTAGTCCCACTTGGCCTGGGGGTTGTAGGGGTAGCCCTCCTCGTCCTTCTCGTCCAGGTAGGCGTTCTCATCGAACGGGGCCATCGCCTTCTCGACATCATCGCCCACCACGAGCACGAGCGCGTGAGTCATGCCGTCACCTCTGACACAGCTCCGGGGTTGTGGACCATCGTGGGGAAGTGCGGATCGGTGCCGCAATGCCATGATGCACTGTCCTTCGGGTTAGTCGGATCGGCAAGCCACTTGAAATGCAATCCGCAAGCGGCGAAATAGACCTGCCTCCCGCAGCGCTCACAAGTTCCTGTCTTCATGCCGTCACCTCCGAACCGAACGGAGCGAGCGTAGCGGCGAGCAGGGCATCGAAGTTCTCGCGGGGCAAGCGGCGAGCCTTGTCACTGTTCGGGAGCTGATTCAGATGCTTCCCGGTTATGGGACCCCACAGGTTCTCTGAGATGTACCAGCGGCCACAGTCGGCAAAGCCGACGATGGTGCGATAGGAGAATGCCAGGTCCACCTCACCGATGGTGACGATGGAGAAGTTTGCCTGACCTGTCGGATGGTCAATCGTGACTTTCATGTTTCTCATGCCTCGTCCTTTCCGTCAGCGATCGCGAGCAGTTGCTCGGCCAACAGGCGGGCTCCTCGTGGTGAGAGGGTTATCTCACTGGAGCTGAACGCTTCTCCCTCGTCGTCTGCCTCAGTGACGCACAGAACGACCTTGCCGTTTGCCTCAGGAAGCAAGGCCTCTCGGACGGCTACAACGTAGCCCTCGCTGTCAGCGGCCATGAACTTGTCAGCCATGTCTCTCTCCTCTCGGTTGTCTAGGCGTACTGTGCGCTCTTCCGACTTTCCCCTGCCGGAAGAGCGACTACTGCTGCTAGGCGTTCACTCTCGGCTCACCCTTCGGGCTCGTCTTTGCGTAGCTCAGCATCTTCACGATTCGTTGCTCTTGGCTCCGCGCATTGTCGGCCATGCCCCATCGGATCGAGTGGTCGATGCCAGGGTCGTTCATCTTTGCGGACTCTGTGATCCACTCCCTGAGAATGCACCGGTAGATGCGAACCTCTCGGATTAGCTCTCGCTCCTCTTCGGTAATCTCTTCCTCGTCTGTGTCCACGCTTCCTCCTCGTTGTCTAGGCGTACTGTGCTCTCCACCGGCCCACTTGTCAATGTGACATACGTCACACGGGCTCGAGCCGGTGGAGAGACCAACCCGTCTAGGCGTTGTGTCCGTTACCGTTTCCGTTGGTGCTGTGATGCTCGTCCACCATGAAAGGCTCGAAACGGAAGATGAGACCATCCCCCGTCTTTGTCGCATGGGTGAGAGCCTTGCCCTTTCGCTTTGCTGCCTGGATGTAGCACTCAGACCGCATCGAGCTAACAGGGACAGTGAAGTCAACGCCCTTCACGACCTTCCAGGTTGAGCCATCGAGCCAGTCGTCCCAGGGGTAGTCGTGCTTATTCCTGGTACTCGTGAGCAGTGAGCTATCCACACGTTCAGCCATCTGTCTTGGCCTCTCTCTCTTGTCTTGTCTTGTGCATGTCTGACGCCCTCAGCAGCCGCTCGGGAAGTACCGACCGGTAGCCTCGGCGCCCTCGCGGGTCCTTGTCGCCTCCGTAGAGGGTGATGGACCCGTCGTGCTCGCTGGGCTCGGCCCGCATGACCCGGTACCGCCCAGCCTCTCCCTTGATCCTTACCCACTCTCCCTCTTCTAAGACGAGGGTCATGGCTTGATCGTTCCATGTATCACGTTACCCGCCAGATCGGTGCCGCACACACCATTTCCCATCGCGTGACAATCCCAGCACTCGTCGTCCTCCTGGCAGGTCACCGGAGCCTTCTCGTGATGCTGTGCGCCGGACACAAGGCCACTGACGGCCCCGGCGAGAATCGCCAGGGCTGCCAGGATGGCACGAAGTAGGGCGATCATCGGTCGATCCGATAGTCAGACTCGTTGCCGTACAGGCCGCCGCAGACCCAGTCAGAGAACGATCCCTGTCCCTGGTCGATGGTGACGTGCTCGGGGTCGTAGGGCACCGTGACAGTCGAGCCCAGCTCGGCACTCATGCCGCTACCGCTCCAACGGTCGAACACGAGCACGCTGGGATTCTCCACGGTGATCGTGGCGGGTCCCTGCCCCTGGAACCGATCATTGATCATCGCTTCCATGTCGGCCAGGAAGTAGAGGTAGACACCGCCACCGGTCTCGTGATTGAGTAGCACTGTCTCTAGGGATGCCTCGTCTCCCTCGTCGCCAAGGTTGAGCAAGGCACGGATCGACGCCTTAGCGTCAAGCACCTCGTCCTCGTCGGCAAACTCGATGCTCTCCACGTCGCCAAGGTAGAGCCTGACCCAGCGGGCCGGGGTCTGGCGGAGAAGCTGACCGAACGGGTCACTCTGGTCATTCTCTTGGAGAGCGTCGCGGATAGCGTCATAATCGTCAGGCGTCAGCCACTCAGCGTCGGCCTTCTCCACGTTGTATTCAATCCAGTAACCGATACTTTCCCATTGTGCCTCAGCTTGCCAGGTCCACAAGTCGTCAGGCTCGTCGCCAGTGTCCAGAGTGTGCTGCAACTGGTCGTCCCTCAACCGATCATCGTATTGAGCATCGACCAGCGTGACCGGATGCTTACGGATGTCTTCGATGTAGCGGGCCGCGATGTCTGCCGAAGTGAAAGGCAGGTCCAGGGCTCCGTCCGTCTCGTGCATGTGCTTTCTCCTCTCTCGGTAGTGTCTAGTCGTACTGTGCGCCCTTCTAGTCAGGATGTCAACTAGAAAGGCGACCAGTACCGCTAGGCGTAGTGCCCGGTCTCCAGGTAGCGGGCCAGCTTGGCCGATTCCTTCCTCCGTTCGCTATGGGTGCCAGTGAGCGCTACCCCTTCCTTTGTGAAGCATGCCTCTCCTCGGGCCGCTTCACAACGCGGGCAGGATGCCAAGGTTTCGTAAGGGTCCACTAGTCCTCCGTCTCGTCGTCGTCGTCGCTCAGGTTCTCGATGGCCTCTTCGAGCAGGGCCGTCGCCAGACGTTCGGCGATTCGGTACAGGCAGAGCACCGCCATTTGCTCCATGCCCTGGTAGTTGCCGCCGCCGCCTTGCATGCCTTCCAGGCCGTAGTCGTCCACTAGCTCGTCATATTCCTGGTAAGCGGCCAGGTCTAGGAACGTCTCCCAGATTCGCCGCGTATAGATCAGGTCGGCCGCGCTGTCCGCTATCTCGTGCGTCATGTCATAGACACGATCGGCACGCGTGCCAGAGAAGTCGTCGCCCATGTAGGAGATTGACTCTCTCACGCCGTCTTGCACGCGCTCTAGGAACGTCGCGCCAGGGCTCGTCAGACTGTCAGGGCTCGCACAGTCTGCCATGTTGGCAAGCTGGTAAGCGTTGTAGGTCTCGGTCTCGGTGTCCATTGTGTCTGTCTCCTCTCAGTGTCCTAGGTAGACACTAGGGGCACCCTCACCCTTCTAGTGAGGGTGCCCTAACTACCGGCCTAGGCGTCCTGAATGTCACTGAATGAGATTTGCACCCATCCGATATTGCGAGCGAACACTAGCCCGCCATCGCGTGCCAGAATGAAGCGGGCCGATTTGGCATCTAGCGGCCAGTAGGTCCGATCCCTAGTCTCCACCTTGTACGGTCCTCGCATCGTGCTCCTCCTCGTTTCCTTCTAGTGATAGTCCTAAGCCTTCTCGTGCCACTTGTCAAGCGTTATTTCTACGCTTCAGGAAGGTTTCTTGGTCTCGGTTGTCGGTCGTCTCGTCGTACTGGGCTATCCGAAGCTGACTTTCTCCGGTCTCCCAGTGCCACGGGTGAGACTCGCCGCGTACCCTTCTCAGTCTCCACTCGTCGTGCAGTCGTTCCTTCTCGTCTCTGTCGTCAGTCATCGGTTTAGCTCATTCCACACGAGAGCGACAGCGAACACTGTCAAGAGCACCATTAGCAGAATGCCGAAGAGTGCTGAAGCTGGGGCCGTCACGCGTCCGACCGATGGGCCGACGAGCACGATCGCTACCACGAGAGCAGCTAGGCGCCCCGGTGTCGCTAGGGGTCTCATGCGGTCACCTTGCCTTCCAGTCGCTCAAGCATCCTGAACAGAACCTCAAGCACGCGAGACTCGGAAGGATCGCCATAGAGCGCCAGAAGATCGGCCACAACGTCAACGTGCAGCCAGCAGCACCGCTCGCGACCCGTTCGGTAGTCCATGGTCGAATACTCAGAGTCGTCGTGGTAGTCCCATACCGGCGCGTCAGCGTGGTGCAAGTAGCGTGCAGCTTCTCGCAATGGCAGGACTTCCACACGGTAAGGCCAGTCCGTCTCCTCGGTATCTGGCACGTCTTGCCAGATCAGGGACCCGTAGGGATTGTGAGGCTGTACCCATCCTGAATCGGTCTCGACTAGTTCGGCGTCGTCTCCATCTCCGATCCATTCCATCTCCGACGCCGTAGCGCGGATTCTCACCTTAGGCTCCATTGTCTCTTCTCCTCCCAGGTTCCTAGGACTAGGAACACAATCGGACCCTAGGAGCTAGCCCTAGGGTCCTCAGTGCCACTAGGCCAACGGTCCGCCAGTGATGCGAGTGATCACGTAGCCGTCTTCCCAGTAGACCGACACGCCGCTAGGGAGCATCCCTTCAATGTCGCGCACCGCATCGGCGAGATACTGGCACATGTCCTCGTCTTCGGCCCATCCGCCAGAGGGATTCGCTTCCCAGTATTCGCGTGCCGTGTCCAGTGCAGCAACGTAGTTGCGCTGCTCCCACGGTTGCATATCCCGCACCGTCTCGGCATCGATCAGGCTAGAAGCGTCATCGATGAACACTGCGCACAACTCGTCAGCAGTGCGGATCGCTGCACCTTCACGCTGTACGAGCACTTCGGAATGGTCCTCACACGGACCATACTCTTCGGAGCACTCGCACTCTTCCAGGTCGTAGGCGTGGACTTCCAACTCTTCGGAATGCTCCAAGACCCATCGGCCCATCTCTCCGCTGAACAGGTCAGCATTCTCGCTCTTGCCGTAGGTCGGGACACCGTAGGTGATCGCGTCGACGTAGGCGCCCATGAATCCGAGAAGCGAGCGAGTGCCCTCGTCGGCGTCGGCGTCGGCGTAGCATCCCGATCGCAGGTCTGAAGCTTGACCGATGACGTACCCATCGGACGCCGTAACGGTGTAGGTGAAGATGACGCGCCCGTCATCGGTGCGCACATCGCCAATCTCGCGGCCGTCCGCGTCTCTCAGCGTTCCAGTCGCTACCGAAACGGTAGACCCGTCCTCGAACTCAAGCACTCTCACACTTGCCATGTCCTCGTCTCCTCCACGCGTGAAGGTCCACGCGTCATGATCTGGATTACTGTCACGCGGCGTGGCAGTGATATGAACAGTAGGTTCTGTCATTGCGTTGTCTCCCCTCAGGTTCCTAGGGCTAGGAACACTGTGCAGCCTAGGACCGTAGTCCTAAGCTGACCAGTGCCACTAGATCAATCGTTGAAGAATCGCCCGGAAGGTTCAGGGCTGGCACCCATCGCCCAGTCGTCAGCGAACTGGATACCGTGCCGCTCAGCCCGAAGCAGCCATGACTCACTGGCGAACTTGATAGCTGAGTCATTGAGCCACTTGGCCGCGGACTCAAGAGCCGACATGGCGGGCCGCGTCTCGTCATGGACGACGTAGTCGTATTGAGCATCGACGCAGCCAAGCGTCTCGGCTTCAAGAATCAAGCTCTGCGCCGCGAGAACGTGCTGTGCCGCTTCAGTGAGAAGGCTAGAAGTGGTGCTCTGATCGCTCATGGTATCTCCTCCGGTCGGATCGATGGTGCGATCATCCGCCAAGCCGACCGATCTGTCAATGGGTCCTGAGCAGCCAATACGCAGATTATTACTCACAGTCCTCGCTTGCTTAATCCAGTCGAGAGGGTGAGACCACCCTGCCACGCTCCAAGGTCGAGAGCACCCATCTCCGCCGTAGCTCGTGGACCTTAGAGTCACCCTAAGTTTCTGTTGAAAGTGGGCTGTGAGCTGGCCGTTTCGTGGTGGCCGACGCCCTCGGATGGCACCCCCCGGGGGGAGGGGGAGGGGGCGGGGGGGACACCCAAAGTTCGCCCGCCCGCCGTACCTTTGCTATTGGGTCGCGGGAAATCTCGCAGATTTAAACGGCCTGGTCTCGGGAAATCTGAGTTGTGCAAATGCGCTCGAAGGGATGTAAG